TGCAACATAAACACATGATAGGTTCAATTGACAAATATAAAAATTTGCAAAATGAAATAAAAAATTATGATGCTGCTATAAAAAAATTAAGAGGAAACATAAAGTACGGTCTAACTCATGTTGAAAAAATGAGAGCAAAACTTTTTCTTAAAAGATTAATGAATGCAAAAAATGAATTAAAAACTCATGCCGCACAATTAAAAAAAGTATTTTAAATTTTTCTAACAATAATTAAAAACAAAAAAAATGCGTAGAAAATCACACAAAAAGAAACACCACGCGCCACGCAGACGTCGTAGAATGTCAGGTATCGGTGCAGTAGGTTCTATGGCTATGAATGTAGCTTACACAATTGCGGGTGGCGTTGCCGCTCAAGCCGTAACAAAGTATTTACCAGCTACACTTAACGACAAGGTTAAAGCTGCTATTCCTTTGGCTGTTGGTCTATTTTTACCAAAAGTAGTAAAAGGCGACGTTGGTCAAGGTCTTGCTAATGGTATGATTGCCGTTGGTGGTATTAAACTTGTTCAATCTTTCGGTGTATTAAACGGAATTGGTGCGTTGTCTTATGGAGACTATTCAACACCAATGATTGCCGCTACATATAATCGTGAAGGTTTAGTAGATCAAAGCTACATGACACCAAGTATTGCCGGTTTAGACGAGGCGGGTTGCTAATTAATTCATTCATTTACACCTTTATTAATTAAAAAATAAAATAAAATAATATGGCAACTCAAATGGGCGCCCGTATGACGTTTGAAAACGCAAAAGCGTTAGTACGTTCTTTAGGTTATAGTGTAGACCACGCAAAAATTACACAATCTTATTTAAGAAGTGAAACTGCATTAAGTACTTCAAGTGCAAACTATCACATTCCGGTTTTGGTTAATGATACCCAAAATGGAGCCGTGAGAATAAATGAACGTCGTTTAAATCTACAAGACATTTTTGTAGCTACTGAATGGGCGGTGCTTTATGGTATTGGTTCAGGAACAACAACTAATGCAAAATTATATTCTTATCCAAATGCTACTGCATTTACAAGTTCAAGTGATGATGATTTATGGTCAGTAATTAATGGTCAGCTTAGCTTATCAATTAATAATGACCTTGTAATCCCGTCGTATGATGTATTCCGTAGTTATTTTGTTCCTCAAACTCAACAAAATACAAACTTTAATAGTGCTACTGCTACATCACCGGCTCAATATACATTAGACCAATTTGATGCAAGTCAAAATGGTTTTTATCCAATTGAACCTGGTATTGTTATGAATGGTGCTGCAAATATTAATTTTCAATTAACTTGCGGTGGTGCTCCGGCATCAGTTACATCAAATAGTTTTATTTGCGTTATTCAACGTGGATTGTTGCTACAAAACGTAACTACCGTAAAATAATTATTTTACAATATAGTTTAGCTAACTTTAAAAGCCGCGCCGGTGGGGACGCAATATCCCCACCCTATTTTATTATTTATAAAAAAATTGTATGAGAATAAAACGCTTTCAAGGGGTTGAAATCCCGGTGCCAAGTGGTTCTACATTAACGAAATTTTATTTCGCCGACCAACCTCAGCTACGCAATGCGCATATTGAAGCAATACAATTTTACAATATTAATGCAACCCCTTATTCAATTTTAAGTGGTACTGCAAGTGTAACAGATGCGGACGCAAGTAAATCTTATTTAACGCTTTACCAAGGCGATTTACAATTGATTTACCAATTACCAATTGTTGCAATTTCTAATATTGTAAAAAGTACTGGCGCTTATGTGTTTGACTTACCGGGAATGAATGACCAAGATATTAGTTGGACTAAATCTTATGTTAGTTTACCTACTGCATTAGCAACAACGGGTGTTGCTTATTCTTTTGGTATTTATTATTATATGTAAAATCTTATTTGTTATGGCAGCATTTAGACCTGAAATTTTCACAATTGATGAAGTATTAAATTTTTACGATACGGCAGACGGCAACGACTATAAAATTTTTGCCGGTGTCAATCCAACCGCTCAATATCTGCGATATAATTTTAGCGGCGAAAAGGAAATAGGACGTCAAGAACTGCAAATGGCACTAACGCAACTTCGTAACAATGTTGAGAATTACAACCCATATCTAATACAAGTTATTAGTGAGGAAAAAATAAGTAAGGGTAGGAAAAAAGAGCCTATCCTTACTTCTATTTCATTTCAATTAAATAGACCTCAACAATTTTTGCCAATGCAACAAATGGCGGGTGTTGGAAGTCCAAGAACTGAAATGTTATTAGAAAAATTAATAGAGCAAAACGCTTTAATGCAATCAAGATTGAGCGCATTGGAAAGCATTGGCGAAATGGAGGAGGAAGAGGAGGAGCCGCAAAGTCCGATTAACGCTATGTTAAGCAATCCGGAATTACAACAAACACTTGTTGCCGGTGTAATGGGACTTTTATCCGGCTTATTTACAAAAAGCGGTGTGCCTACGGGTATAGCCGGTATTGAAGATGAAAACGAGGCTATTTTGATTTTAAATAGTTTAATGAGCAAAGGTGTAACCATTGACCATTTACGAAAATTAAACGAAATGAACTCAATTAAATTACAATCACTTTTAATGATGTTATAAAATGGCACAAAATAATTTTTTAAAAGATAATCAAAGTTTAATTATTGGCGGTGTGGTTTTATATTTAGTATATACAAAAATATTAAAGCCAGTGTCCGAAACTTTTGGTTTATCTAAAAGTGATGAAGAAAAAAACGTAGAAAAGGAAATAACAACTATTAATAGTCCATGGAACCCAAGATATTGGAGGACGGGACAAAGTCAAAAAATTATTACAACAGAACAAGTTAATAAATTTATAAATACTATTTGGAACGCTCCGGGATATTTTTATGATGATTTCGATGCAGTTTTAGGAGTGTTTAAACAATTAAAATATAAAAGTCAAGTAAGTTATTTGGCAGAAAAATTTTATCAACAAAAAGGAAAAGATTTGTTAAGTTGGTTACAAGGTGGCGGTGCTTTAAGTTGGCCGGCAGATAGATTTAGTTCGGAGCAAGTAAATCAATTGATAAAATACGTTAATACTTTAAAATAACTAAAATGAAAAATAAAGGTCTTTCAATATTATTATTATTGTTGGGTGGTGCTGCGGTTTATTATATTATTAAAAATAAAAAACCAAAGCTAAAAGGTTCGGTAATTGTGGATCCCTTAGACAAAGGAGAATTTTTACCTGATGTAACAAAAAATATTGTTACAACTGAAAAATTAGTTACACAATTAAATAGCCAAATGCAATCACAACCAAGTATTTTATCGCAAATAAAAAATATGAAACCAATTGATACAATTACTTATCAAACCTATTATGGTAAGGGTAGTGATGCAGAACAAAATAATAGTTCATATCAAACCATGTACGCAAATATTGGCGGTCAAAAAATGGGCGTTCCTTATTCTGTATAATTCATTCCTTACACCTTTAAAAATAATACAATGAGTAATTTTGAAATAAAAGCCGGTTTAATTAAATATGACGTGAATTTTATTGTTTATGATGTGAACGGGTTTATTACAACCGATTGCAATTCTATTTTATTAATTAATTACGGAACAAATGCCGTACAAATTGAAAGCGTTGTTTTGCAACAAAACCAAAGTTTGAATATAGAAGGTAATGCGGGAGAATTTTTACAAACACGTTTATTAGCTACATTCATAAACACTGGCGGTTCAAATAATTTAGTTTCAGTTAAGAAAAACTATGTAAGCAATGCCTAGTATAGATTTATCAATATTAAACCAAAGACAAACTCCGGCTTTTTTTGCTGATACGTTAGCAAATAGACCGGTTCCGTCTTATGTTGGTAGAATATTTATTTCAACCGACACATTAGATTTATATCGTGATACCGGGACGGCATGGGTATTATTGAGTCCAAGTTCAACCGGTACAATTACCGGTAGTGGTGCAGCCGGACAAGTAACTTATTTTAGTGCTGCATCAAGTATAACGGGTAATAACAATCTATTTTGGGACACTGCAAATAATAGATTAGGTATTAATAACAATACACCAGGCGCAAGTTTAGACGTCCATTCTGCAACAAGTATTGGAATGCAATTAAATCAAACTACCGCATCAAATAATACTGAAATGGCTTTTCAGTATCAAGGAGCGGGAAAATGGCGTATAGGTAACATATTTAATGGCGGTGCAAATGATTATACAATTTATGATGTAGTAAATTCTTTACAAAGATTAACAATTAAAAATACCGGTCAAACATTAATTGGAACAACAACAACCGGTTCGGGTAAGTTAGTTGTTGCAAGTGCAAACAGCGATAATGGAGTTCAAATTGTAGGCGCAAGCGCTCCGAGTTTAAGAATTGACAATGCAGAAACCGGTGCGACTAAAAGAATTGGTTTAGGTATTTCAACCGGAGTAAATAATTTTATTCAAGGTTCGGCTGATAGGGATATGTGTATTTTCAATGGTAGTACAACGGCAAGTTCAATGTTATTTGGTATTTACGATACTACCAACGTTCAAGAGGCGGCAAGGATATCGGCGGCACGAAATTTTATTGTAGGAAGTAGCGTTGATGCGGGATATAAATTTGATGTCAATGGTGCAGCAAGAGTAACGGGTTCATTTTATGCAGACAATACAATAAGAGTTGGTGTCGGAATTATAGGTACAAGTTCAAATAACCTTGCATTAAGTTCAAACACTACCGGCGGCGAAATATCTTTTTGGAATAATCAAATAGCCAATAGATTAATGACATTAACCGGTTCCGGAAATTTGGGTATCGGTACTGCTACACCAGGACAAAAATTAGTAATAAATACAAGTGGTGGTAGTCCTTCAATTAATATATTTGACGGGACAAGTGATTGTTATATAGGAATTTCTACAAGTTCTAATGGTTACGCAAATGGAACATCTGCGGGAGATTTAGTAATTAGAGGAGCTAGTGGTATTTCATTTTCATCAAATGGTGGAAGTTCATTAGCATTAAGATTAGCAAGTACCGGCGCTGCAACGTTTAGTAATACTATTACTGCATCAAGTGGTAGTTCAATTATTGGTAGTAATAATGGATTGAAAATAGGTTATGACAATCTTGGCGGTGGAATGTATTTTGCAGACGGAAATAATTTAGCTACTTTTAAAAATTGGAGATTTGGTACTTCATTATTTGTTGGTGGTGATTTAAGTTTTACACCTTCAACAACAAATGGTGGTACAACATTTTCGACACCCGCAATGCTTATTACTACTTCTTCAAACCTACTAATCGGCACATCAACAGATGGGGGGCAAAAGTTACAAGTAAATGGCTCATTCACTTATATAAGTGAAGGAGGTACCGGATATACTTTTAATGGTACTTCTTATGGTAATGGAATGGCTTTAGCAAATAAAACTGCTACAACAGGTTCTTGGGATCATTTTTATTTTCAAAATCCAAATGGAAATGTAGGTTCAATTAGTACAAATGGTTCAGTTACAACATATAATAGTTTATCGGATTATAGATTAAAAGAAGATTTAAAAGATTTTATAGGATTAGATTTAGTAAATTCTATTAAAACTTATGATTTCAAATGGAAATATAATGAAGATAGAATGTATGGAGTAATTGCTCACGAATTACAATCTATTTTACCTTATGCAGTAAATGGTGAAAAAGACGGAAAAGATAACCAAGCCGTAGATTATTCTAAAATTGTTCCTTTATTAGTAAAAGCAATTCAAGAACTTAATATCAAAATAGAAAAATTAAAATAATATGAAACAAATACAACCTTTAGTTTTATGGGTAAACGGACAACAAGTAACCGCAACCCTTTTTAATTTAATTAGCATTAACGATAACTTATTAAATAGTGCAACATTCTATTGGCAGTTATTAGATGCTGATGCCGTTAAATTACAAGACGGAAATTTAACAATTGGGGAGCCTGATTATGATGTGTGGGGTGCAAGTGCAGACGTAAATCAAGCGGCTTATGAATGGGCGGCAAGTAAATTAAATATTACCTTAGTATAAATTTAACCTTAAAATAAAATACAATGGACAAAAAACAAGCATTAAACGTTATCAAACAAGTATTAGACGCAGCCTCAAAGGGTGGAATTTTTGAAAATATGGACGCTTCATTTTTAGCGGCTAATAGTTTTAATATTATTTCACTCGCTATTTTAGAAGATGAAAAAGTAGAAAATGATACAAATGGACTTATTAATTAGTATTTTTAGTTTTGTTGCGATTGGTAGTGGTTTTTATTTTACTACTAAAAGCCGTTTAGATAAAATTGAAAAAGATTTGTCAAGACATAATAATACTAATACCGAAATTTTAGATAGATTAGCGCGTATTGAAACTAAATTAGATTTTTTTACTAAAAAATAAATGTATAAGATTTTACTATACACAAAAAAAAAGGCAAAAAAATTAAATGTAATTGTATTGCCAAGCGAAAAACACAATAAAAAAATTGATGTTTACGATGTGTATGGAAATTTTATAGTAAGTATTGGGGATATTCACTATTTAGATTATGCCTATTATTTAAAATATTGTGGTAAAAAAATTGCAGATGAACGCCGTAAGGCTTATAAAATTAGACACGAAAAGGATAGACATATAAAAGGCACTGCCGGATATTATGCCGACCAATTATTGTGGTAAATAAATTTAAGTATATGTTTAAAAATTGGAAAACAAGCCTATTTGGTTTAGGCACTTTAATCACTGGCGTAGCAACGATCATAAAAGGGGATATTCCCGGAGGCGTTACCGCTATTTTTACCGGATTAGGTTTATTTGCCGCTAAAGACGGCGGCGCCGACTTAAATGGTCGTAAATAATGACTAAGACAACCAAAATATTAATTATTGCGGCAATTGTCTTAATTCTAACAACTGCAAGTATGAGTATAAGCGCAAAGGGTTTAAACCTTATCAAATCATTTGAGGGGGAAAAATTAAAAGCATACCGGGACGTAGGCGGAAAATATACTATCGGTTTTGGCACAACATTTAACCATGACGCCGGGCGTAATGTTCAGGAAGGCGATATAATTACACAAGAAACGGCTTTACGTTGGTTACGACTAGATGCCGGAAAATTTGCCGAAGGCGTTAAAAAGTTGGTTAAAGTACCAATAAATCAAAACCAATTGGATAGTTTAACATCATTTGCCTATAATTTAGGTTTAGGAACTTTACAACGTAGCGATTTATTAAAGATTTTAAATCAAGGTAAACCAAAAGAAGTAGTAGCCGAGGAGTTTTTAATATATAATAAAGCAACTAATTCAGCCGGTATAAAGATTGAATATCCCGGTTTAACAAGGCGCAGAAAGGAGGAAAAGGCGTTATTTTTATCGTAAGAAAGCAAGGGTTAAATACAAGTAAGGAAACACCCCCGAAATGTCTATTTTGGGGGTTTTTTATGCCTATAAAATCCATTTTTAAAAATTTATTTGGTGGTTTCAATTATTTATGTATAATTTTAGGTCATAAAACAAAAAACCCTATTTTATGACCTTCAACACTGACACCAAAATTTTGGGTCAAATTGCCAGTGCGCAATCCAAAATACAACGTTTAGAGGCTTTACGCTCTCTCGCTCCATTTGAGCAATGTACTTTCTTTTTTTACGGCTCCGGCGGTAAGTTTTTATCCATTAACGAAAATGACACCCCATTTGATTTGGCAATTGAAATGCGTATTTTAATTGATGCCTCAATCGAGCACTACGAAAACGAAATAAAGTCGTTAGAAAATTCGTTTCAATGAAAACTATATTTATTAAAATTATAGCGGTTGCTTATCTATTTGTGGTAAGTATCCCGCTAACCTTATTAGTATATTTATTATGCTATGTTATATCTTTTTTTTCTTACTTAAAAAACAAAACAAAATGACAAAAAAACAAAAAACCCAAAGTCCCGGCGCTAAAATTTACATTTGCGCAAACCCCAAAGAAACCGAATTAGATTTAGAAGGCGATTTAATTGGTTGGAGTGCTTTATTAATTATTGCAATTGAAAAATGTCCTGAATTTAAAAAATCAATGCAAATTGCAATTGATTATATTAACGAACAAGAAAACAAATAAAAAATGTCAAACGAGTATTTAAAAAATCTTGCAGACGGCTTTGGTTCTATGAACCCCGTAACAAACAAAAAAAATGAAAAACAACCCGATTATCAAGGTTGGGTTAAATTAGACGGGCAATTTTATGAAATTGCCGGTTGGGTCAAATTTGGCAAAACAAATAATAAATTTTTATCCCTAAGTATCAAACAAAAAAACCCTGAAAATGAAACAAACAAAACAATCTAAACAAATTAAAAACTATTATTTTTTGGATATTTTTGATATAAGAGATGACATTATTAGAACAATTGAAATAGATATACAAGAAATGATAATTTTACAAGAGCTTGTAACTTTTATGGTTGAAAATAATACCGGTGGTATTACAATTAGAGCAAAATTAAAAACTAATTATTCATTATGAAATACCAAACTAATGCACCGGCTTATCCGTGTACGCCAATCAAAAATGAATTTGGTTCAATTTTTGTCGCAGTACCCGGCTTTACTAAATATGAGCAAGTTCTTTTATCAATTGTATGTGCAAAGGAAAGTAATTCCGGAGCGTACAAAGATACCCCGTCAAACATTATGAAAGAGGCTCAAATTTTAACTGATGAATATTTTAAAACACTTGAAAAATTACAAAATGCAAAAGAAAATGATACGAGCGTTATACAAATGTAGTCCCGAAATTCAGGCAATAATAGTGTTTATAATTACACTATTTTTATTCGGTTTTATTCAAAGGTATTAATGGAAAACAAGACAAAAACAACCCTATCGGAAAAATTAATTCAAAGACAATACAACCCGGACTTTGTCCCCCCCAAAGACCAGGTTGTATTTTCAATTGCAGAATTACCTATCGGCGTTATTCAGAACTTTATAATACTTTCGGGTGTAGCCAAGGCAGGTAAGAGCACGTTCCTCGCCGCCGCTATATCGTCCGCATTTATGCCGGGGGATATGTTTGGAATGAAATTTAAGTTCCCGGAAGGTAGGCGCAAAATTGCTTATTTTGATACCGAGCAAAGCGAATACGATTTTTTTAGACAAGTTAATAAGGTTAAAAACTTTGCGCACATTAACGGACTACCGGAATGGGCGCATTTTTATTCAGTAAGGGAAGATAGTCCAAGCGAAATAAAGGCTCTAATTGAAACCTATTTAGAAAACAACCCTGAATGTCCGGTCGTTATAATTGACGGGATTTTGGACTTATGCCTTGATTACAACTCAGAAATTGAGAGCCGCCAATTAATTAATTGGTTTAAAAAACTTACAAAGGTTTATAATTGTTTATTTATTGGCGTATTGCATCAAGGTAAAGGATTGGGCAATCAAACGTTGGGACATTTAGGCTCTAATTGTGATAGGTGGGCAAGTTCAACATTAGAAGTAGTAAAGGACAAAGAGAAAAAAACATTTACTTTACAACCAAGATTTTTGCGAAGTTCGGAAGATTTTGAGCCGGTAGTATTAATGAATTACGATAACCAATGGAGGCAAATAGATAACGTTAAATTACCTGAAAATGAAGGCAATAAATCAAACCCAATGGATCTTAGTGAAATGTCCCATAAAAAGATGATTTTGCAAACACTGGCAATTCAAAAACCTTATAAAGATTTAATAGCCGATATTCAGGAATTAACGGCTAAGGGAACGAGTTACGCAAAGAAACTTTGCAAAATTTGGATAGAAAAAAACCTAATAGTAAAAAATACAAAAAACTTATATGAAAAGAGCTTTTAAAAAATTTTTAGTTGAAATGCTAAAAACCGGACTTATTAAAATGGTTAAAGTAAATAATCAAATAAGGTTTAAATACAACGAAACGATTTTAACAAGGGAGGATATAGAGTTTTTAATGTTAGCGTATAAAAAAACCGGTCTTAAAAAAGACCGGCTTAGACAAAAACAAGATAACCCTATTACCTCGCTTCATTCACTTACAAAACAAAAATAATGCAAAACATTTATACCGCAATAGTTTTTTTTGAGCCTAGTTTAAACATACCACCGCGCAAATACCGAAAAATAACAAATTTGGATAATTTTGCCCTTTTTAGCCGCAAAGCCGGTGCAAAGTATATAAACGTCTATGAAAGGAAAACAAGGCAATTTTACTGCCGTTTATGGCTAAATAACGATATTTAATACCCCCCACGTCCCCCCAACACAATGAACCGGTTTAAAACCCGGTTTTTTTGTGCCTATATATCTAGTAAAATGAAGGTTTTTATTAAAGGTGTAAGCAAATGAAGTTAAACCGGTTTAAGTGGTTTAAAAAGGGTGGTTTAAATTTTATCTTCGCGCCTACAAGCGCGAAGATATAAATTTTTAAACTAAAAGTTTAACCAACCGCCACATTTTTTAAAAAATATTTTTTTTTTAACAAAAAACCTTAAATTTGTAAAATGACAGCTACAAAATGGATAGGTTTATTATTGGGAGCGGGTGTGGTTTATTGGATATACAATAAATCAATTTTTGCCAATAGTTTATCCTATTACCCTACTAGATTAAAAGTAGGAGGCTCAATTTTGAAACCTCAAATAGATTTAGGAGTTGAAATTGTAAACAAGTCAAATATAAATACAACGTTTTCTAATTTGAATTCGGAATTGTTTTTAGAAAACGGACAAAAGGTTGCAGATGTGTATTTTAATGAAAAGATTGTTATACCCGCAAATAGTTCGGTTAAAATTGTACTTATTGCAAATACAACCTTTAGCAATTTGGCTAATTCGGTGGCTGAATTAATAAGTTCAAAAAATGCAAACTTTAAAATAAAAGGTTTTGCCAGTGTCGATAATATTAAATTACCTTTTACAATAGATTATAAATTCTTTGGTTAGTAAAAATTTCATATTGTCAAAATTAAGTCCATACCAAAACTTTAAAAAAGTTTTAGTAAGCGACCAATCCACAAATGATATTGTAAATGGTATTGTTAATACACTTGACTTATATCATGATGAATACAATAAAATAAGTAGGCATTTTATAGGTAAAAATGTTAGAGAAACTGCTAAAAATGTTTGGTTATTTTTAAAAAATAATGTACCATACAAAATTGAAAGCGGAAATTTTCAGACCTTGCGTAGTCCCTCAGCAATCCTATCAATGCCAATGGGAGCCGATTGTAAAAGTTATAGTTTATATACGGCGGGTATCTTTGAAAGTGCAAATTTTTTAGGATATTTAAAAGTACCTTTTGCTTTTAGATTTGCGAGTTATAAAAATAATTCAAAAGAGCCGGGACACGTTTTCGTTGTTTTATATCCGGGGACAAATAAGGAAATTTGGATAGACCCGGTTTTAGATAGATTTGATGATAGAAGTAAAATACCAACTTATTATACAGATAAAAAAATAAAAATGAGTTTAGTACAAATGTCAGGTGTTGAATACACCTCAGAACAAAAAGCAAATCAAATGACTGCTTACCGAAATAAATTGGTAAACGATAGGGATAAGCTTTTAAATACGGGTGTAATTAAGCCGGGAAGTTCTAAAGAGTTAGAATACAAAGTCGCTATAAATAAAGTTACAAGGGCTTTACAAGATATGCCACAAATAAGCGGTTTTTTTGATAGTGTTACTAAATTAGTATCGCAAGGAAGTAGTGCAGCTTCAAAAGCTACAGATCTAGCAAACCCTGTTAAATTAGGTTTTGATGCAGTTACTACCTTAGTAAGTTTATTTGCAAATAAACCTAATCCGAATGACTGGCAAGGTTGGGACGCAAGTGATGTAAGAATAAGAGCTCCAAAAGGTACAAACGCAATAAATTGGGTAATTAACGACGGGGATAGCGTACAAAACGAGGCTTTGAATATTGTAAGATATATACAAGCAAACGGAACGGGTAATATTTTAGGACCTTCTACATGGTTTAATAGAACAATAACTATTGAAGATGTTGCTGATAAATTAAGTCGTGGAGGTTTTCAACAAGAGGCGCAACAATTAGTTGCAGAAAGTAAATTACAAGGAAAAAAAGATGATATTTTAAACCCTTCAACAAAAAAGTCGGGTATGAATATTGCGCTTACTTTAGGTCTTGTTGCCGGTGGGTATTTATTAATTAAACAATTTGCAAAAAAATAATTTTATGACCGCAGCACAAAAATCGGCAAAAGAAAAATTTAAGAAAGCTATTGCAATACGTTCAAAAACGGGTGTAAGTTTAAAAGAGGCATTTGCGCAAGTTTATGGAAAAAAAGTTGGCGCCGTTAAAAAGAAAAAAGCCGCTCCTAAAAAGAAAGCCGTTAAAAAGGTAGTAAAAAAGGCAGCGCCTAAAAAGGCTGCTAAAAAAGTAGTACAAAAATCAAAACCTCGTTATTCTGCTAAAGAGCATAAACACTGGGGAATTATACCGGAGCATAAAAGACGTGTTAATGGTGTTACTAAAAAGAAAAAAGTTAGTGAACAATCTATTTTAAACAAAATTCACAAAGTTAAAAACGAAGTGAATAGTTTAGATGAATTGCAACATAAACACATGATAGGTTCAATTGACAAATATAAAAATTTGCAAAATGAAATAAAAAATTATGATGCTGCTATAAAAAAATTAAGAGGAAACATAAAGTACGGTCTAACTCATGTTG